ATCGACGGTGAGCGGGCCCGATGCGTTCGACAGGCCACCAGCGCCACCGCCGCCGCCCTTGCCTTCGGATTCACTACTGACACCGCCGCCACCGCCGCCGCCTGCGACGATCAGATAATCCACATCAGCCGTACCAGCAGACACCACAAACTTGCCTGAACCACGGAACGTATGAACACGGTACGTCGTACCAGAATCCTCATACTGCGTGATGATCCCACCGAACGCCGTCAACGCCCCGCCACCAAACAGGCCGCCATTCAACCAAGTAGACACGCCAGTAGACGGCCACGCCTTCGGCGTGTCATGCCGCCCCCGCCAGTTAGATATGGCAGTAGACGGGTTGGTGCGGTCCTGGCGAAACATCGCCTAGGCAGTTATGCGGTTGACGTAGCCGTTGATGTTGATGACATTCGTCGTTCCAGCAAACGCCCTGACAACCAGACCGTTCTGCAACAGCGTCCCTGGGAGCACCAAAACCCAGCCTGCCTCAGCAGTAATCGTGACCTCGGACAGATCATCGGGTGAAGCGACGCCGCCGTATTCGATGGTGAGCTTCACATCAGACGCAGACGTGTTGCACGCATACAACCAGATTTCGTCCAGGTCAGAAGTGCCCGCTACAGCCGTATGAATCAGCGTTCCCGCCGTCGCCGTCGCAGCGACCTTGACGTTCCTGCCATCGGCAGGGGTTCCGCTGAGAACATGCTTGGAATATGTTGCCATTATCTTTCCTTAGTTGAAGACGGTGTTGTTCAAGATGAGCTGTGCGTTGTTGGTTACTACTGAAATAGCCGGCGTTGTCCCACCAGACGACACAATCGGAGCTGTCCCAGTAACCGATGTCACCGTCCCCTGCGGTGCCGCCGACGTAATGTCCGAAATCAGGGCCTTCTTCGTGGCGTTGGAATCGTTCGTGTCGGCGATCAGGACGTAATCGGCGGTCGTTGCCGTAGCCACCGTGGTGTTGTTGACATCGGCGATCAACGTCACGTTGCCGCTCGTCGCACCCCCCGACAGGGAACTGTTCGCCGCAGTCGTGATCCCCGTTATGTCACCAGTCGTGGGCGCAGCCCATATCAGACCCGTCGCCTCGCCCGAGTCAGCAGTCAACACATAAGTGTCGGTGCCCACAGCCAGACGAGACACGGCATCCGAGCCGGTCGCGGCAATCAGGTCGCCCTTGGCGTCCACGATGCTGTTCTGGACAACACCAGGGGCGCTGTTGATGAACGCTTCGACATCGTCGAAGTTTTGGTTCATGTCGGCGGCGACAATCGTCGTGCCGGCGGAGAACGAGTTGGTAACGGCCAGTGTCGCCATCTATCGGAGCCTCCTGGGCGTGTAGGCAAAAGCCAAAGCGTTCATTTCCCAATGGTTATTGGAAGTGGGCCCGCTTACTTTCACACTTATAGATTTCGCTGTCCCGAGTGTGGGCAGATTCAACACCACAGCGGTGAGATCACGCGAGATCGCATCCCACGCAGCCCAATACGGCGACGTATCGTCGCCGTCGTCCCACTTGGCTGTCCCCCACAGCGAAGTAGACGTTTTGCCCGAAATGCTCACATTGAAACTGCCAGTGGCAGCAGACTTGTCGTAATCCTTAAAAACGGAAACCGGCAACGAAATGGTCGCCTCAGCTGAAGTCACCAAACGGGGGCGCCCCCACCGTTTCTTCACAATCGGGTTCTTGCCCGACACCCACCGTGTAACAAAATACGACGAAATGTGCGTTTCGGCAGACGACGCATACCGGTCCGTGGACCGGTTCTGTTCGTCCTCAACGTCGATCAACACGCCCGTGTTGGCGACGCACGCCCCGTAAACGGTTGAGGAATCGTTCGGTGGCCGGTACGAATACATGGCCGCAGCGTCAATGTCGGTCGTTACCCAGGCCCCGCCGGCGATCGTCGGGTCGTAGATCAACGTCCGACGGGTCGTCGAGCCGGCCTCCGTCCAGTCGACCGAAACGTACAGCTTGTTGTTCCCCCATCCGAGCTGCGGGTTCGTGGCAAACGAAATGCGCCCGTCGTCCACAGCTGGCGACACCTTGTCGAAGATCCAAACAAACGACTCACGGTTATACAGGTAGGCGCCCTGGTCGGCATACCAGAAGAACACCCCGAACGGTGTCGCTACCGGCGACGACAACGGAACCGACCCGACATCGTTGCTCAACGTCACAACCTGGAAAGAATCAGAATCGAAGCCGAACACGGCATGCACACTGTTCGACTTGAACACCAGCAGACGATCACCCATCGGGCACAGGCCCGTGATGTAATCGCCGTGGTCTCCCTTGTCGATGTCGACGTAGTCGTTCGCCGTCCACGTTTCAGGATCGTTGGCGTTCGACCACCTCAGACGGTACTTGTGCGCTGTCCCCGATTCGTAGGTGTTGGCAACCCACGCAAAGTTGTTCCACGCTGCGATGTACTGGGCCTGCGGCATGTTGCCGGCCGACCCGAGCGTGACCCCCAAATCGGCTGCTGTCGTCCCGTCCCACTTGAAGCACACCTTGTCGTAGGACACCCCGTAGGCGACGTTGTTCATCGTCACGCCGTACACGCGGCTGCCGTCCGTCCGAGCGGTGATACCGGTCAGGTCGGTGAAGTGCGCCGTCGCACTGTGGGCAACCTTCGTGCCGTAGTTGACCATCACCTGATTGGTGCCGCTATCAGTGTGCAACGCCCAGATGCCCTGAATGTCGGCGCTCAACGCCGTCGTGTTCCTGCGGTCCACGCCGTCGCGTTGGCGAATCCCGCCACGCGGATCAACCAGGACGTTGAGAAGATCAGGGGATTCGTTCTCGGCCAGATTGAACTGATCGGAACGAAGGTTCAGGCCACCCGTGAAAGCCTCAAGGGCCTCGAGTTTCCAAGTGGTAGAAGCCACCTACAGCTCCCACGAATACCGCAACCGCCTCGGCAGGTACGACTGCGACATCCACCGTGACGCTGACCGGCTGTTCAACCTGACCGGTTGAGCGGCCGGCATGTCCTCGTAGCGGGCCCGCAGGTTCTCCAACTCCTGGTTGAAGATCGAAAAGTATTGCGCCGACATCGTCGGGTCTTCCTGCTGCTCGTAAGCACGGGCAATCCCGTAAGTAGCGAGAACCATGTGGAACGGTGTCGGCAGATCCGACGGCTCGGTAGCGTCCGAGACCCCAGCGCCAAACGCTGCGGGATCCTTGTACCCCCGAACGTAAACGGTGTCGACCGACCCTGGGGTCGGGTACAGGCGAATCGAATCAGCCCAGAAAGACCAATACCACGGCCTACCACTGGTATTGCTATCCAACGGGTAGATCACATCGCCGTCATCACGGCCGATGTACTCGAGAACGTGATTGTCGGTCCTGAGAGCCGCTATCTCACGCAGGCCGTTCGTGACCGCCGCACCGACCACAGCGACCGTGTAGTCCTTCTGATCTTGGACCGTGTCGAATGTGGTCGCAACCTCGAAAAACGGCCAGCGTTTCTCCGAGTAGACGATTACGTCGTAGGCTTCACCCAGGAAGCGGTTCATCACATCGTCGGAAATGTCCGACGTATCGATGTCAACCACTGAGCGGACATACGACCGCATGGTCGAAATGTCCACAACTACTCCTTAGGCAAATGGAAAACGCACAGGTCTCCGTCCCCGACGGGACGCCCCTTGCAGGGCGCCCCGTCGCGGGTCAGAGAACTGCACTTGACCGATTCTGGGACAACAGGTTCGCTGCTTATCGGATTGACTTGCTGGACGTTTCGGGAGAACCCCACAGTTTGAGGCCGTGGAGTCGAATCCCGAAAGTTGTCGCCAGCGGGCCGCCCGTATGGGCGTGAGCCAGCCTTGTAAGCGTTAGCGAATCCTCGTCCCATCAGGATCAGGTAGCCGAGTGCATGAACCCCTGGCGTGCGCGGTTGCTGCACGTCAACTGTCCGTAGCACAGAAGCTGTGAGTACACAGCGTCCTGGTTGGTTGGGCGCACGAACGGTGTCGGCTTGAACCAGACATCGCTATGAGCGACCAGTTGCAGGTACTTGGTGTTCAGGAACAGGAACTGACCAGATGCACAAGCGTCATCGAAGGTCACGGGGCAGCCCTTGAACAGCAGGTTCTGGAACCCGCCATCAGCCATGTCGGTATCCGTGTACCGAATCTGGCTCTCCAAGAGTGCCTCGTACTTCTCGTACAAAGCCTGCGTGGTGATGCCAATCGTCGGCTGGTCGTTGCCAACCGAAATGGTGTTATAGATGTTAGCCATGGCGGCTACAGTGATCGCACCACTCTGATCGACTTCAGTGGACTTCCAGAACGAGTTGCCTGAGGCAGTCGGGTCGATCCCACCAAGGGTCACGCCCGTGCCGCCGACAATGTTGCCTAGACCGTTCCAGTCCTTGTTGCTGTTGCCAGTCCCGTCAGCCCAGAACATGGTGTTCATGTTCTCGATGACGGTTTCCTGCGTCTGGAAAATCTTGCCTTCCAGCAGGTCGATGATCTGAGCCTCACCGTTGTTCTTGGCTTCCTCGATGCCCGAAATGGTCACCGTGGCCGCATACTGTCCCCAGTCGTACTCAGCCGCAGAAATGCCAGTCTGAGCAGTCGTGTCGATAGTATCGGTGCCGTCATACGACCCAGCGGTCGAGTTGGTCCCGTAAATGATCGGGACGACGATCTTCGCACCACCACTGATCCGACGAATGGTCTGACCATTCGTCAAAGCGTAGAACAACGGCCTTGCGCTGAAGATGTTATCTGTCAGCTTCGGGACGTAGTTCTTAAGCGTGGTGGAGAGAATCTCATCAAAATTGCTGTTGCCAGCCATAAGTTTCTCACCCCCCTAAGGGTTTGTTAGGTGCCGTGTTGTTTTTTAGCGAGAGCGAAAGCTTCCCTCAACGAAGACGGCTTCCCGTCAGAACCACCCTCCGACACAACAGCCCCCGCTTGGGTGCCGCTCCCGCTAGCCACCTTCGTGGCGTCGCGTTTCGCATCGGTGATCTCCTGGTCCTTCTGGAGCTTCTCAGCCGTGTCGGCCACTTCCCCGTACTTCATGTGCGTGAAAGCAGCGTCCAGGTTGGGAATCCGATTCGTCAAAGCATGCCGAAACAGCTCTGCCGTGTCGAAATCGCCGTACTTCTTTTTGAGGGTAGAAACCTCGCGCTCTAAAGCCTGTTGTCTGTGCGTCTGCGCCTGCCGCTCCATCTGAGCCTCAAGATGCGCTAGCCGCTTCGTCGTCGGATCCTCCTCGACCCCGTCCGAATAGTTCGGTTCGGTAGCCGGTAGGGTGTCCGTCACGCCGAAAGCCGACGAAAGCGCCGCTATGGTGCCTGCTGGATCGGTTTCCAAAGCCGAAGCAATCGCCTCAGCCTGCTGTAAACGCTGACGTTCTTCTGCCAGTTCCTGCGTCTTGCGGGTGTAATCCGCCTGACGCTGGTAACCGTCTTGAAGTTCCGACAGGCTGACCTGCGACTCCTCACCATCAACCTTGACGGTGTAGGCATCTCCAGGTTCTGTCGTTGCTTCTGATGAAACCTCTGGGGTGTCCGCCGCAGCGGATTCCGTTGCTTCCATGTTTTCTTCGGGCACTTCATGTCCCTTCTGAGGGAGTCCTATACGGTTGCTCCTATAACACAAAGCGCGCTGTCCCACCCCAACGGGTTACAACGCGGGTAGTTCAAGTCCCATCTGGTTCTCCAACTGCAAAAGCAGCTCGGGAGGAACCCCGCCAGTCGGAGCGAAAGCCCCTTCTGGCGGTGCCCCAGGGGGCGGCATGGGGGGTGCCGGCGCCCTGGTTGGTCCCTGATTCGCACCAGGGGGAGCGACAGGTTGGCCCTCTGGGCCTCCCGTCTGCGGTCCAGCCTGGGGTTGTATCAGGAACCGTTCAGGATCCTTAATGTCGAAACCAGTCTTGAGAACGTGAGCGGCCAACGCCTGCGGATTGATTACGGTGCCCACAAGCGGACCCATAGCGTTCAGTAGCGACACAGCCTGCTGTTTGCGAATCGTGTCGTTCAACGGCTGCGTTGAGCCCGCCTCGACGCTGTAGTCGTACTCGCCGACAATGTCCTCACGGCTGAACGGCACGAACAAGTCGTTCGGGGCGTTCGGCACACGGGCCGTCGACTCGCCAGTCATAAACTGCTGCAACAACTGGATGATGCGCCGGCCGATCATCGCTATCGACAGCTCCACGATGGCAAGCTTGTCCGACGCCCTCGCATTCTGAGCGTCAGCAATAATGCTGGCCTCAGTTGCCGTGCGGCGAATCTCAGGCATCGCACCCCTGGCGTACTCCGAAATGCCCGACACGGTGTTGATGTCCGTTTCGATGATCTCGCTGTAGGCGTAAATCTCAGGCGAAATCGGCACCTGAGGCATCGGGATGACAACATCCGACAACGGCTTGTTCTCGTCCACCACAGGGACCATGCGGCCGTCCTCGTCGGACTCGAGGGCCTCGCGGCCCTCAGGTCCAAACGACCGCTCATGGAACAGATACTTGCGGGCATACCGCTTGCGGTCGTTCATCAACTGCGAACGGGTCTTGTCCAGCTCAAGTTGTAGCGACTCGATGGCTTCCAGGTCCCCTATCGGATAAAAGAAATCGGGAACGTCATAGTTGCGGAGCATCACAAACGGCTGCCCATACGCATACGGCATCGGCAACGGATTGATCAAAAACTCGTCAGTCGTTTCCCCCCACACCGACATCGTGTTAGAACGAATGTCGTAAAACTCCCAAATCGTCACCCGCTCCTCGTCGAACAGGTACTCCCTGTTGTCGAGATACTGGGCGGCGTACATCGGGTTCACGCCACCGTCGGCCGTCAACTGCTTCCGCACCGAAGGCCGGTACCGCTTGTCGTTCTGCGCCTCCTCAAGAGGACGAACGATTCTCTGAGCGATCCAAGTCAAATCGTCCATGCAGGTCGCCTCAGGATCGACATAAATGTCGAACGGGGAAACCCGCTCCACGAACGGCTGATCCTCCACGACCATCATCGCCGTCTGAGGAACATTCGCAGCCATCTCATCGTCCGTGGGGAGACCGCCAGCCAAAGCCGGCGCCTCCGCAGCAAACGCATCAACCTCAGAAATTGCCTGATCGAGCATCTCCTGCTGCTCGGCATCCGACAGCGACATCTCCTGCTCGACGAACTTCCAACCGACCTTCACCCAGCCGTGGCCGAAGATCAAAAAGTCCTTCACGGCACGGCGGAACGGAGTGCGGAAATCGTGATGCCGCCACATATGGTTCAC